GCAAGACGACAAGGATCGGTCTGAGTGGCTGGAGATCCGCGCGGACGGTCTCGTGCTGTTGGGCCAGAAGATCGAGAAGCCAAGCGGTGGCGGTGTCGGCTCCACCAACTCCAGCGGCAGTCAGTCCAAGGTTCGCGATGGTCTCTTGGCTGAAGCCTGCGACCGGTTCCAAGCCAACGCTTTTGCCGAGTTGTGCCCGTCCGAAGGCCCTGTCAAGTTCGTGTCGTATGGCTCAGAAACGACAGGGTCGGACAAGGACGCGGAAAATCTCGAAAAAGACTTCAACTACTATCTGACCGGCTCTGGTCCCAAGACGGCAACCGAATACTATCCTGACACGCGCCGGATGCTGTGGTGGACAGGCTATGCCTCGGGGATGTTCAAGAAGGTCTACAAGTGCCCGTTGCGCGGTCGGCCGGTGTCGGAAAGCGTCGATGGCGCGGACTTGATTGTGCCATCCAACGTGACTGACTTGCAGAACGCAGGCCGCATCACGCACCAGATCAACATGCGCCAGTCCGTCATGAAGCGGATGCAGATCCTAGGCGTTTACCGTGACGTGCCGTTGCAGGCCCCGGCTCCGGTGCTCAATGCACTGAAGCAGTCGGAAGCCAATGTCACCGGCATGACGTCGCGGCCTCAACGCGAAGAAGATCAGGATTACACAGTCTACGAATGCTATTGCGAGCTTGATCTGCCGGGGTTCGAACACAAGCAGAAGGGCAAAGAAACCGGACTGCCGTTGCCCTATCGCGTGACGCTCGACAAGGACAGCCAGACCATCCTGGAAATCCGCCGCAACTGGAACGAGCCCAAGAACGACGACGACAAGGACGAACTGCCCGTCGCCAAGATCCCGTTCGTGCTGTTCCCCTACGCCACGGGCGTCGGCTTCTACGGCACGGGCTTGCTGCATCGTCTCGGCAACTACGTGATGGCCCTGACCGCGATGCTGCGGGAGTGCATCGACGCGGGCATGTTCGCCTCGTTCCCCGGCTTCCTCTATGCCAAGAGCGCCGGTCGGCAGTTGCAGAACGAGTTCCGCGTGCCTCCGGGCGGCGGTGCGCCGATTGATCTGGGCGCGATCGGCGACATCAACAAGGCCGTGATGCCACTGCCGTACAAAGATCCAAGTGCAGCCCTGGTTGCGTTGCGCCAACAGATCAGAGGCGACGCGGAGCGCTACGGCGGAACAGCGGAAAGCCCGACAGGTGAAGGCGTGGCCAACGCTCCGGTAGGTTCCGTTCTGGCTGCAATCGATCAGGCAACCCGCATCGAAGGTGGCGTTCACAAGGCTCTGCACGCGGCACAACGCGAAGAGTTCCGCCAGTTGCTTGAGTTGTTCAAAGAAGACCCCGATCCGCTGTGGGCAGGCAATGAGCGCCCGGCCATGGGCGCTGATCCCGTTGCCCGACGTGAGAAGTTCTTGGCGATGATCAAGACCGGCAATCTTGCGCCTGCCTCCGACCCCAACGTGCCAAGTCACATGCACCGCTTGGCAAAAGCAACGGCCTATCTGCAAACGGCCATGACTGCACCGCCCGGCCTTTTCGACATGAAAAAGGTGATCATGCGTTGGGCAGGTATGGTCAAGATCGACGACATTGAAGGCGATTTCATGCCGCCGAACCCGAACGCACCGCAGCCCGATCCGGTCGCCATGGCGGCTTTGCAGTTGAAGGCCAAGGAAGTCGCGATCAAGGAACAGGCATTGCAGACCAAGACGCAGGTTGATCAAGCCAAGATCCAGTCCAACGAACAGATCCAGGCGGCGAAACTGGCGTTGCAGCACGCCACGGCAACCGGGGCGCAACCGACAGGCGAAGTCGATCCGTTGCAGGCTCGCGCACTGGATATCAAGGATAGACAGGTCGACATCGCGGCGGCCAAACTGAACTTCGACGCGCACGATTCGCACGCCAACCGCCAGAGCAAGGAAAGCATCGAGGCGATGAAGACGGCGCAAGCCTTGGCCGTCCATCCCGATTCCGATGGCGTGGTCGATACGCAGCTGGCGCAGATGTCTGCCTTCCTGCATCCGCAGCAGCCTGGAACGACTGGAATGGCGGCGGGCGGTCCAGTGGAACCAGCCCCCTCGATGGAACCGCAGCACGACGAGCAATCTGACGAAGTCGCGCGTGCGGTGACAACGGCGTTGCGTTTGGCCCGTGTAGCAAGTTCGTTTGCAGATCAACCGGCTGTATCCCCGAATTGGTGGGATCAAGTCAGCACCTCAGGAACCCCGCAATGAAATCAATTCGTGATCAGGCCAAATCGGCAATGTCGTCCAAACTCCAGCGTCTTGGAGCGCAAGGATCGATGAAGGCCGCAGACAAGGCGGAAGCCTCGCATGACAGCGATGCCAAGTGCTACGCCACGGGTGGCGGTGTGGGTCCGGGCGTCGAAGGCTCCATGCCGAAAGGCAATCTTGGCAAGCCGTCTCGTGGCAAGGCGGGCAAGGGCAAGACCGGCAAGGGCACCAACGTCAACGTGATCATCATGGGCAAGGGCGATGGTCCCAAGCCTGAAATGGGTCCGCCTCCCGGTGGTCCAGGCCCGATGGCAGGCCCGCCTCCGGACATGGGTCCGCCTCCGGGTGCTGGTGGTCCGCCGATGCCGATGCGCGCCAAGGGCGGTCGGGTGAATTCGGACGCGGCCGAAGACAAGAAGATGGTCGCCAAGATGATCCACAAGCACGAGGAACACGACCACAAGGGTTCCAAGATGACGCCGTTCAAAAAGGGCGGCGAGGTCATGGATCAAGTCAGCCTCAAGAAGGACGGGGCGGGTTCCGGTCTTGGCCGTCTCGCCAAGGTCAAAGCCTACGGCAAGTAATTTGCAACAGGGCCAGCCTCACACGCTGGCCCAATCCATTGCGGAGGACCAATGAAGTCAGTCACCATCAAGAAAGCCAATGACGAGCCTGAAAGCGAAGGCCCGTTGCCGATCAGCCATCCGACCGTGACCAAGGTCGAACAGCCCAAGCCGCTGCCGAAAGTTATTACGTGCGCCAATTGTCAGGGTTGGCAGCGTCTCAATCCGCGCGCTGCGTGGGGCCAGTGCCATCCCTCCCGAAAGTTCGGCGCTACGACGGTGATCACGACCGACATGCAGACGTGTTCGATGCCAATTCCATTTCCGGAAGACTGATGTCGGTCAGCCCGTTTGAAAGTCGCGCGCTCCGGATCTTGGAGAAGCGCATCAGCGAAGAGACTGCGAAGGTGGCGCTGCATTTGGCTGAAGGCAGCGCGCGTCGTGACGATGCGGGGGCAACTGCATCGGCCTACTTGGAAGCCGTTGGAACAATCCGTGGAATGAAACTGGTCTTGGAGTGGTTCCACGACGTGGAAGACGAGTTGGTGGGGCGTAACAGGACGCCGATCAATCAAACACAGGGGAATTTATGAAGCCGAATATCGTAGAGCTTTCGCGCGCCAGTGATTTCAAGACCGCCGTGATGAAGGGGCTGGGCGATCTGTCCAAGTTCGAAATCCTGGGTTCCAATGTTCTGGTAGCCACGTATGTGCGCCCGGAAAAGTCCAAGGGCGGCATTCTGATGCCGGACAAGACCAAGGACGAGGATCGCTGGCAGGGCACGGTCGGGCTGGTGCTCAAGATCGGGGAGCAGGCATTCAAGTTCGATGGCCCCTACGAATACAAGGGCCGCGTGCCGAAGGTGGGTGAATACGTGATGTTCCACGCCTCCGACACTCGCGAACTGTTCATCCGCAGCACGTCTTGCCGCCTGATGGATTCGGCACTGATCCGGATGATCGTACCGGCTCCCGAAGACCTGTACTGATCAGCAAAGGATCAACCGTCATGATGAGAGACGATCAACAATATCTAGTCGATATCGAGTTGCCGGACGATATGGACGTCGCCCTTGATGGCGATGGCCTGCCGAAGACCGTGCCGAAGGAACAGCCGGTCAAGGTCGCCAAGACAGAGGAACCGGCCAAGAAACAACCCGAGTTTGACGCGGGCGAACTGGATCGCTTGCGTCGGGATCTCGATGCGGAACGCACTGCCAAGGCTGCCGCTGCCGCCGAAGCCGCCGCTGCCAAGGCTGCCATCGAAGAAGAGCGCCGCGCCCGCGCTGGTCTTGAAAAGAGCCTGGACGAACGCACGGCACAGGCGATGCAGTCGCATTGGGCCAAGGTCAACGCCGATGCCCAAGCCATCGATACGGCGATCGGATCGACCAAGCAGAACATGATCGTGCTGCAGGCCCGCATCAGACAGGCCAACGAAGCAGGTGATCACGACAAAGCCGCCGAAGCGCAGAGCCTGTTGACCGATGCCCAACTCGATATGCGCGAACTTGAGCGCGGCAAGGACGGCATCAGCGCCGAAATTGAGCGCGTGCGCGGCACGTTGCAGTCGATGGCTAATGCGCGGGTTGCAGAGCCGGAAAAGAAGAAGGTCGAAGCTGAAGCTCGCCAGCCCGACCCGACCCCTCCAAAGCAGGTCTCTCCTGACGAGTGGATCGACACCGTCGCCAAGGAACACATCGGCGACAAAGGCGCGGGCTGGCTCAAGGACAACAAGCAGTTCGTGACCGATCCGAAACTGCACAAGCGTCTGTTGAACTTCGCGGCGGAATACGCAGAAGACCACGGCAACGCGGGGCTCAAGTCGGACGAGTTTCTTGGGGCTCTCAACAAGCGCTTCAACATCAAGGGCAAAGAAGCGGAAACGGCTGCCGAACCAGAGGATGACGGCGTGATCGAGGTCGACACCAATCCCAATCCGAAAGAAGCCGAACCAGCCCCCAAGGCTGCGACGTCGGCTCCCGCCGCTCCGGTTTCACGCGGCGCTCCGGGCAAGGCGTCGACCGGAACGCCCGGCAAGGTGAGGCTGTCGGCAGAGCAGTACGCCATCGCGCCGAACCTGTTTCCCGACATGACGCCGGAGTTGGCTCGCAAGGCGTACGCTGAAAGCCTTGTGCGCGCGCAAAAAGAAGGACGGTTCGAGCGCCGCGAATAGACGCGAATAGAATTGGCCAGCGCTGACCGACCCAACCGAAATCAGGAGACATACCTATGAATGCCACTGTCGCTCGTAAAGCCGTCCGCCCTGCCACCACTGCCGGAACTCCGGCCAATGGTGAGCCTGCCGCCCGTGAAGCCGTCAGGGACGCTCCCGGCAGCGTTCTTGGGCACAATTCCATGGGCCGCGTCGAAGTCGTCACCCGTTCGGGCCGCGTGGTCTCGCGCGCGTCCGCCGTCTCCGGCATCGATCAGTTCTTCATCCCGCCCGATCTCATTCCGCCCGGCTGGTCGTGGGAGTGGAAAAACCACACCGTGGCTGGCCAGCGCACGCCGGAGTACGACGCCGAACTGGCACAGGTGGGTTGGGAACCCGTTCTGGCGGAAAGCTACGACGGGATATTCTTGCCGGCTGGCGAAAAGGGAGCGATCATCCGCAAGGGCATGATCTTGATGGAGCGCCCGGCAGTGCTGACGCAGGAAGCCCGCAAGGAAGAGAAGCGCCGCGCCGACGAACGCGTGGGGACCGCACTGCGCAAGCACGGCAAACTCGACACCACGGGAACGCACGGCGTCGATGTCAATGATCGGCGGGTGGCGGCGCAGAACTACGTCAAGCGCGATTACGAACCCGGCGCGAACCTTCCTGCCGGTCCCTCATACGATCGGATGCCAATCGAGTAATCTGGTCAATTTTGTGATTGACGGCATCCAAACAAATCAGCAGGTGTTTTGAGTATCAAGGTGCACGTATCAGCATAACCTGTCGAGTGGCCGGAATTCGCACACGCCCGGATAAACCTCGACAGGCATGTTTCCCCTCGCCGCAAAGCGGCTGAGTAATGGTCCCATGGGCCAAAGCAGGGGTCTCCGCCGCATCAATGGCCATTCCGGCTGGCGATGCTCGTTTACCAAAACGGCGCTGACCTCATCATGATCTCGCAAAACCACATCGGACATCCGGTCACTTGCCTCACAAGCTAAGTGATCGGCGGTTCGTATGGTTTTTCCAAGGTCATGATGTGAACGCCACCTAAATCATAGGCACACAGCCACATGGCAAACCTCAATGCACCCTTTGGTTTGATGCAGAAGACCAGCGCGACTGGTGCTGCGTCCAACTACGAAAACCGCAAGGCCGTCATCGCCTACAACGACACCACGAAGATTTTCACGGGCGACCCGGTAAAAATGCTGTCGACCGGCTTCATCGCTCAGTGGACTGCCGGCACTGCCGTGTCGCAGCTCTGGGGCATCTTTCTCGGCTGCGAATATCTCTCCACCTCGCAGGGCAAGAAGGTGTTCAGCCAGTTCTGGCCGGGTGCCGACGTCGCTTCCACGGCGCAGAACTCCATCACGGCTCTGGTCGCGCCGTGCAATCAGGCCATCCCTGGCACCTTCGTGGTGCAGTCGGATGCGACCGGCATCGGCTTCGGTGACATCGGCTCCAACGTCGATGTGGCCATCGGCACTGGCAGCACGCTGACTGGCCGTTCGGGTGCCTACCTCAACGCCGCGACGCTCAACACCACTGCCACGCTGCCGTTCCGCATCATGGGACTGGCTGGCGGCCCGCTCGGTGCTGGCGGCATGGGCATCGTCACGCCGTCGGACAGCAACCCCTACGGCGGCTCTGCAACGGGTGCCTACAACTGGGTGATCGTCTCCGCGAACAACACTGGCTCCACCGGCATCTAAGCCAATCAACCGGCCTAGCGCCGAAAGGAATCTCCAATGGCTGTCAATATCGCACAGATCAAGAATCTGCTTCTGCCGGGTCTTTACAAGGTGGCGGGCTCCTACGACCGCTACCCCAAGGAATGGACGCAGATCTTCAAAACCCAGAAGTCAACGCTGGCCATCGAAAGCGCGGTGCAGAACCGCATTCTCGGCCTCGCACAGCTCAAGGTGGAAGGTGGCGCTACCGCCTTCGACAACAATGCCGGGCAGCGCTACGTCTGGAACGCCGAAGCTCAGGAAGTGGCGCTTGGCTACGCCATCACCCTGAAGTCGGTGGAAGACAACCAGTACACCAAAGACTTCAACCTGATGAACCTCAAACTGGTCGACAGCTTCGCCCAGTTCAAGGAGATCCAGGCCGCGAACGTCTTCAACAACGGCACGACCTACGATCCGTCGATCGGCGGTGACGGTCAGGCCCTGTTCTCGACTGCCCATCCCTACGACATGGGCACGTGGGCGAATACGTTCTCAACGCAGCTCGACCTCAACGAGTCGTCCCTGCTTCAGGCGTGCATCAACATCAACTCCACGTTCGTGGACGAAGC